CTGGAATGCAGTGGTGGCCCAGTACGCCAAGCAGAAACTCAATCCTAATTACGCACTAACGCAAGCACGATTGGCTCGGATCCTACGTTTCGAAGATTGGGACGTGGAGAAGAACCAGCTAATTTTATGGGAGTATAAATTATGATGATAGCACAGCCAACTTATGATGGGTCAGCCGATTATATCTTAAAGAGGGCCTTTAAGTTTAGGTCTTTAAATCCTTCGCTAGAAGCCGAGCTAGGGCGCCGCATGCTGGCACATGAGTTGCCAATAGATCGTGGATATCTAAGCGATAGGCTCAATTGCACACCCTTCCCAAACCGGACCCAACCCGCCCTCAGAATTATCAAATGTCTCTTGGAAAAGGCCGAGCGCCACATAATCACTAGGTACGAGCTGGTAAACAGGGACGGCCATGATCCAAGCACAGTAGTCAATGTCTTGCGTAAGCTTGAGGCTGGCCGAGCAATCACCCAGTTTGGTGTACATGCAAATGGACGGAAGCTCTACCGAGTGTTCCCCCCAAACCGTGTGATCTTGGAGGAAATACTCCGTGGATGATCATGTAAACAAACCCGACCATTACGCCAACTGGAAGATTGAACCCATCACCTTCATCATGGGCAATCAGATGTCCTTTTGGCGTGGAAATCTAATTAAGTACGCCGCTCGAGCGGGTCTTAAATTGTACCCTGATCTTAACCAAGAAGAGTCCGAGATCACCGACCTACGCAAGGTTCAACGGTATTGTGAAATGCGTATTAACGAAATCCTCAAGAAAGATCCGCTATGACTAATTCAATCACATTACCGACCGACTACCAATCATTCATCCACCAATCTCGCTACAGCCGTTTCTTAGACGACTACGGCCGTCGTGAGACCTGGGAAGAGACAGTGGACCGCTACATGACAAACGTGGTGAACCCTGTGCTTGAAAACAGTGTGCCATTCTTTGAAGCACGGACAACAACCAACGAAATCAGGGACGCTATCCTTAACCTAGAAGTGATGCCCTCGATGCGCTGCATGATGGCAGCTGGTCCTGGTTTATCACGTCAGAACCTCGCTGGTTATAACTGTAGTTACACCACAATGGACCACATACGTTGCTTTGATGAGATCCTATACATCCTGATGTGTGGCACTGGTGTGGGCTTCAGCGTTGAGGAGAAGTATGTATGGCAACTACCTAGCGTCCCACCTATCGAAGACTTAGACATCACAATCGTTGTCGGCGATAGTAAAGAAGGATGGGCTGATGCCTACCGCCAGCTGATCGAAGAGCTGTACCAGGGTAATGCACCTAAGTGGGATGTCTCTGAAGTACGAGCCGCCGGTGAGCGTTTGATGACCTTTGGTGGTAGAGCGTCTGGGCCAGAACCCCTAGTTGATCTGTTTGAACACACAGTGAATATCTTTAAGATTGCCGGTCTATTTGGTGGTAGAAAGCTCAAACCAATCGAGGTTCATTCTTTGGTATGTAAGATTGCTGAAGTCATCGTGGTTGGTGGTGTACGACGATCAGCTTTGATCTCCCTGAGTGACCTGGACGACAAAGACATGCGGTCAGCCAAGAGTGATGAATGGTGGGAAGCAAGCCCACACTTTGCCCTGGCTAACAACTCGGTAGCATATGATGAAACACCAAGCCGTAAGGATTTCGACAAAGAGTGGAAGTCATTAGAGCTCAGTGGATCAGGTGAACGTGGTATCTTCAACCGTGCAGCTGCCCAGCGTAAGGTCATTGCTGAAGGCATTCGTGAGGTTGGAGACTTCGGCACAAATCCATGCTCGGAAATCGTGTTAAATCCACAGCAACTCTGCAACCTAACATCAGTGGTTGCCAGGGCAGACGACAGATACTCAGATTTAGAACGCAAGATCAGGATCGCCAGCATCCTTGGCACCGTCCAGGCAACGCTGACATACTTTCCTTACGTTCGACCCATATGGAAGGAGAACACAGAAAAGGAAGCACTCTTAGGTGTTAGCATTACCGGCATCATGGACTGCAAGATCTTAAACAATACAAACGTGGCACTACCTGAGACCCTCAAGGCTCTAAGAGAAAAAGCAGTTGAGACAAACATCATATACGCCAAGAAGTTTGGTATTAACCGTGCAGCTGCCGTCACCTGTGTCAAACCTGAGGGCACAAGCAGCCAACTCAATGACAGTGCCAGTGGCATACATGCACGACATAGCCCTTACTACATCAGGACCGTCAGGGCTGGCCTAGATGATCCAATGACACACTTCATGATGGACCAATGCATACCCCATGAAGCATGCGTGATGAAGCCAGAGACAACAATGGTCTTTAGCTTCCCAACGAAGTCACCTGAGCATGCAGTCTGTCGTGACGACATGTCAGCTATAGATCAACTAGAACTGTGGCTCACCTACCAACGCCACTTCACATGCCACAAGCCATCCATCACTGTCTCAGTGTCAGACGATGAGTGGGACCAGGTTGGCGATTGGGTGTATGATCACTTTGATGAAATGTCTGGAGTAAGCTTCTTACCTAGGTCTAACCACACATACGCCCAGGCTCCTTACCAGGAGATAACCAAGGAAGAGTACTTGGATGCCTGGCTAGACTTCCCACAGTCTATAGATTGGGATGCTCTAGCCCTCTATGAAAGAGGTGACACAACAGCTGGTGCACAGACATTAGCATGTAGTGGCGACCAATGTGAGATAGTAGACCTAGCTTCTTAGGTACAACAAGGCGAAGGCGAGAGTGCGACCATCGATGGAACGGCGGTCATCTACTCTCGCCCTCTACACAAGTTAACGTGTTAACCAGTGATGCACCCGCAATATATCCAAGATATACATATAGTCAAACACTAAGAGCCCCCTACTAGAGGAAGTACATAAGTAAAGCATAGCTTCCACCTGGGGTTCCTCCCGTCCATCACATCTGACCTGACCATAAGTTCGCTCCCACGATCACATTGGAAGGCTATAGTGATGGACGGTTGAGGGCGCCTGTTCTCTACAAAGACAAACCTAAGTTGTCCTTAGTGTGACAATAGGATTATTGATCATGAATAAAACTAATCAATTAACTTTAGCCAACATAAGTCACACAAATGGATGACATCAGTGTGATGTATGTCTGCATAGCTATATCTCTTGTCTTACTTGGGTGGATCTTAGGTGTGACTTAGGTGTGACCTGAGTGGAACTTAGGTGTGACTTGAGTGGAACTTAGGTCCCAATTTCTGAGTTAACAAAAACGGCCTGAGATCCAGAAAAGAATCACCAATGCCTAATGTCAGATCGACGTAGTGCCAGTGCATACAACAGATAAGATATCCGGTGTAGTCCACTATCGTTAGATATCAGTAGGTTAACCTAGGTAATACTAATCAATGTCTAATCAATCAATGGTTTCGGGTCCCCTAGACGATTTCTGACCCCCCATGCCCATTGTCAATAAATCGATTTCAAGATCGCCGCTAAACCCCCGTGCGTTGTTGTTGTTGTCCGGCTCTTTAACAGGGCGTCCCACCATGAAACACGAAGAAGGAACTGCCATATGGCCCTTGAATCTGGCACCTATATTAATAGTCTTAACGCAAGTAACCCAGCTGCCACTGACGGCATTGCCCAGGCTGATGACCACATGCGTCTCATCAAGAGCACAGTCAAAGCATCCTTCCCAGGCGTGACAGGGGCGGTCACAAGTACCCACACTGAGCTCAACTATTGTGATGGTGTCAGTAGTAACATCCAGACACAGCTCGATGCCGCCGGTAGCACCATTGATATCGGTGAAGTCACCTCAATAGGTGAATACCAGCTTGTCATGATGTCTAACCAAAGCAACAATGTATCAGCTGGAGATGGCAGTGCCAGATCTTTGGGAGTCGAAAGCGAGTACAACAAGCTAACTTATAACCCTGCCGCAAGTTCTGGGACATTAACTGTGGGCAACGTGACTTGCTCAGAGTGGGTAACCTCAGGTAATGGATTATTACACAACGGGGATACAGATACCCAAGTATCTTTTAGTAACAGTGGTAATGAGATCAAACTGATTACGGGTAACAGTACTAAACTTACAGCCAACTCTAATGGCATTTCTGTAACCGGCGCTCTTTCGAAGTCCTCAGGCTCCTTCAAGATTGACCACCCCCTGCCAGCTAAGGCCGACACCCACCACCTGGTGCACTCTTTCGTAGAGGGACCCCAGGCTGACAATATCTATAGAGGCCAGGTAGCCCTAGTAGATGGTGCCGCCACAGTAAACATAGACACAGCATCAGGTATGTCTGATGGCACCTTTGTTGCCCTTAACGGGGACGTACAATGTTTTACATCCAATGAGACTGATTTCTGTGCAGTCAAAGGATCCGTGTCTGGCAATGTTTTAAGCATAGCAGCCCAAGATGATACATGTACTGCTACTGTTAGCTGGATGGTCGTAGGTGAACGCCATGACCCACACATGATTGCCACAGAATGGACTGACGATAACGGCAAGGTGATTGTAGAACCAGCAAAGGAATAACCAATGGCCAATTTACCTGTGCGCGGGTTGGGGGCTACTGGCGTTATAACTGATGTTGGTAGCTACAATCTGCCAATCACGGCTTTCACCCGTGCTAAGAATGTTCGTTTTAATAATGGTAATGTCTCAGCTGGGCCCGTCTTTAGATCAGTATCTGACAACATAAGTTACACCCCCCAGTTTTGCTATGCCTTAGCCAGTGCCACTACCTATGATACCATCCTGGTCGTAGACAACACCTTTGATCTTTATGAGTTCACAAATGGTACCGGCGCCCAGCGCTTTAACTCCTCATTGTCAGCCGATAGCACCGCCGTAGTTTCTGCGACTACCCTGGCTGATGTTGTCTATTGCAATAGATCAGACACAGTCCCTGTGGCCAGAACGCCTGGCAACACTAATTTCACTGCCCTAGCCAACTGGCCGTCTAACCACAAAGCCACTGTCATAAGATCTTATGGTGATTTCTTGCTGGCCCTAGGCATGACAGAAGGCAGCTCCGTATTTCCTAACCGTGTACGCTTCAGTGACCCCGTGGTGGCCAACAGTATACCAAGTACCTGGGATGCAGCTGATCTTACTAACAGTGCGGGTTTCAACGACCTAGTCCAGATGAAGACACCTATAGTTGATGGGGCCACCTTGGGTGCCAACTTCCTGATCTACTCTAAAGACCAGGTCTGGATCCAAAGCTTTATTGGCGGTAGTTTCATTTTTCAGTTTAAGAAGGTCTTTGATGATGCAGGGGCCTTGTCCACAAATTGCGTCGTTGAGGTAGAGAACAAGCATTACGTTTTCGATAGGAATGACATCTATGTAACCGATGGCAACACCAGGCAGTCTATCTGTGATGGGCGTGTCCGAGATTACATCTTTAGTGGCCTAGACAACAGTAAAACAGATGTATGCTTTGTGATGCACAACAGTAAAACAGAAGAGTTATACTTTTGTTATAACAGCCAGGACGACTTGATCGGCTTTGGCATCTCAGGCCCTGGTGTAGATGCATGTAACCGTGCCGCTGTTTACAACTACCGAGAAGATCTTTGGTCCTTCCAGGATCTCCCTAATGTAGTTAGCGGGACTGAGGCCAACATAAACACCACGGCAACTTACGCCAGCCAAAGCACACAGTATCAGTACCTGGGTGGCAGCTATAAAGACCAGGACAGCCCCTTCACCCGTCACCCTTTAGTATTAGCTAAAGCATACGTTGGAGGGCAAGGTACGCCTTTAAGTAACTCTAAGTTATTTGGCATTGATCTCATTGACACTGGCTCTATCAATTCGGCCTTCGATGTTGGTCAATCAAAGCTGCCCTACCTTGAGCGCCGAGGTCTAGACCTAGATGAGCTTGGCGTATCTTTGGATGGCTACAAGAATATAAATAAGATCTTACCACAGCTGACAACCACCAACAGTGATTCAATATTTAGCTTTACCTTCCAAGCCAGCGACATTGCACCAATCGGTGGTCCGTTGGATGAAGCAGGGGCGACTAGCGTAGAGTTCAATAGCACCACAGAATATAAAATCGATACCCGCTTGTCAGGCCGTTATCTCGATTACCGGCTAAGTGTCTCGCACAATGCCGCCCCTAACAACCGTAAAGACTTCAACTTCAGTGGCATGGACATTGACGTTGTAATCACCGGCAAGAGGTAAATTCCCAGGAGAGCAACACATGGGCAAACGATCAAGCTTTGAGCGTGTAGAAAGAGATTTCTATAGAACGCCAACAGACGCAGTTAATCCATTGTGGCCCTTCATCCAAGAAGAGCAATCATTTTGTGAGCCATGTGCCGGTGACGGTGCTTTGATCAACGCTCTGGTAGCGATGGGCCTAACTTGTACCAGTGCTTATGACATAGCGCCTCAGTCTATCAACATTGAGAAACAAGATGCCCTCGCCTTAGATGAACGAGATTTAGGTGGCGCTGACCTTATCATTACTAACCCCCCGTGGAACCGCGATATCCTACACCCCATGATTGAGTACTTCACTGACCTTGGGACACCCACCTGGCTCCTCTTCGATGCCGATTGGATCCACACCAAACAGTCAATACCTTACATGTCTCGCCTAAGAAAGATTGTATCCATTGGTCGCATCAAGTGGTTCGACAACCAGAGCGGTAAAGACAACGCTTGTTGGTACCTTTTTGATCAACCTGATCCCACGCTCACAACTAAGTTTTATGGGAGATAACCATTGGCCCTAAGTGACAAGCTTAATACCCTTATCGTTAAATATGTCCGACGTGGACTACCCAGCTTAGAGACTGAATTTGTAGCCGCATATCTCCAGCAAGAGCTAGACGACCTTGAGATCTCCATTAATTCTTTAGCTGAGGCAAGTGTCCAGGTTGCTGATCGCCCACCTGACGCCCCCCGAAAGGGCATGGTAAGATATGCCACCAGCCCTTGGAACCCCCTTAACAATGGCTTCACTGGCCTAGTGGTTTACTCAGGCAGCGCCTGGGTTTCTCTGTCAGGAACTACAAGCTTTTCTGGCCTAACTTACGCGCAGTGTAACTAATGAAACAGGATCTACAGATCCGTCAGTCATTGATGGAATTCCAAACCTTATTTCTACACGGCATCGACCAGGGCGAGATACCTGACGATAGAGACAAGGCCCCTTTAAAACATCACTGGACACCTAAAGACCCTGATTATGGCTGCTATAGTTACGCGCGCGAAATGTTCATGCCCAAAGGTATGGTGGTTGTAGGTGCTATCCATAAAAAAGCCCACCTCACGTTCCTGATGAAGGGTACGATGACAGTTGTCTCTGAGGATGGTGGCAAGCGCACATTAACTGGCCCTATGACTTTCGTGTCACCGGCTGGAGTTAAAAGAGCTTTTCATATCTTAGAGGATTCCATCCTGGTTTGTGTCCACCTCACAGCGACCAGCGGTGAAGATAATTTAGACCCAATATGGGATGAGGTCATTAGCCCCACATACGAGGCTATCGGTTTGGAAGAACCCGACCTCTCTCGGATGAACGATTTCATTGAGAGCAATCAAAAGAATAATAAAAGAGTAGGATCTTAAATGGTATTTGCAATAGGCGCAGCTGTCTTAGGTGCAGGAGTCGGGCTATACAACGCTAACAAGCAAGGCCGTGCCGCTGACACAGCAAATGAAAACAACATGGCCTCTTACAACCAGTATAGGCCCTATGTTGACGCTGGTTTAGCTGGTGGCAGTACCGCCTTTAATAATACTCTCAACACAGGTGCCTACCAGGGAGATACCTACGCTGGACCTAATCAGTATCAGACAAATGTTATTGATAAGATGGGATCCGCTGGCTCGGCAATGGTCAACAACGGCTACAATATGTACGAGAATAATTCTGCCTTTGGCACGAACTCTCGAGATCTTTACAACCGTAATATGGCGCTGGGCGCTCAGTCCCAAGATCTATACGGCCAAGGCGCAGGACTAGCCGGTCAAAACCAAGACCTCTACGGACAGAACCAATCTTTATACAATCAAAATCAGGGCATCTATAATCAATTCCAAACCTTGTCTGATGAGGCAAAGCGTGACCGCTTAGGAATTGCTAATCAGTACGCAATGGACAACGCTAACCCCCTAGCTGACGCTGCCATGCGGGACCCACGCCGCCAGCTCGAGGAACAGACGTTAACAGGTATCGACATGGCCGCTCAAGGCACTGGCAACACGAACTCAAGCCGAGCCGGTGTCCAAGCTGCCGTTGCTAATCGGGCATATGACGATCGTCTTACTGACACCCGTGTTGGCATCCAGAACAACCTGGTTGATCGGAGCTTGGCATCCCAGGCACGTCAATTTGCTGACCAAAGCAATGCCCTAACGAACTCTGGTAACGCCCTTGGTGCCGCTGGTGGTAACCTATCGTCTGCCAGTATGAACCTCGCCGGCACGGGATCCGCTTTAAATAACCAAGGCAACCTACTCAATAACACGGCAGGGCAGTACACGAATGCTGGCGCTGCAAACCGTGGAATCATGGATGCCTATAACCAAGGTATATCTACAATGACCTCTGGTGGTGATTTTGGAATGACTGCCGGTAACCAGATGCAAGGCTTTGACCAAGCCCGACTAAATGACAATCGTTCACGTTTTGAGGACCAACGAGACTTCGATTATAACAGATATAATAATTATATGTCTGCACAGCTCGGCGCGGCCCCAACCACATCTAATGAATACGAAATCAACAATGCCAACCCACTTCAAGCTGGGATATTTGGAGCCCAAGGTGGCTTTGGGTTTGCAAACGAAAATCCAAATGCCTTTGGCCAATTTAAGAGGGCATTCTCATGAACGTAAGAAACTTTAGGCTTCATCCTCGGATTGGGGATGAACGTGAATTACTCATGTCTCCTTCTGACCAATACGCACTAAATCCTACGATGGTCAGGGGTGGCGCTCTTAATGAGTATGTAGACAACCCTAAGCTTTATCCAGATAACGCATACCCTCAGGGCCAGGGTGTTCTCACCAACAGCTCCCAGCCAATTTCCCAATCTGGTATCCTATCCCAACAACAGGGTGGAAACATGCGTGGATCCACAAGGCTTCCCGCTGTTCCGCGCCAAAAGATCAATATGATGGGCGAAGGCAACATGCGTATGGCAGGAGCTGGCCTTGGTGCCCTTGGTGCAAACATGACGGGCAACGAAGCTATTGCCGCCGCCGCACAAGAGTACGGTGCCATGAAAGACTACAACCGCCAGGCTGAAGCTGACGCACTTGCCCTTGAGGAAGACCGCCGCCTAGCTATGGATGAGCGGATTGCAGACAACCCACCGGCCACCAATGAGGAACTCCAAGTAGCTTCAGATGGCTTGGAAGAGCTCAACGATATGATTGCTGCACTTGAGAAAGGTGGCCTTACTGGCCCCCTAGATGGGACTGTAAAAGCCTGGCTAGACGAAAGTGGTATTTCTGATAAATTTATAGGTGACAACCAAGGCGCAAACCGTGCCTACTGGAGACAGCGTCTTGAAAACTATAGGGTTAGTGAAGCCCTGAAGTTGGTAGCCCAAACTAAAGGTGCCATCAGTGAAAGAGAGATGGACCTCTTCTTAAAACCGGTGCCATCAACAGCAATGACAACAGAAGAGACATGGTTGATTCATTTACGAAAGAGACAGGCAATAGCTATCAAGCTCCAAGAGTTTCTCAGAAACAAGGGCACTGGAAATCAGGCCACTAATAATAACAATGGTTTTGCCTTCGTTGATTAATTCCCAGTAGGATATCTAAAAATGCCAGAATTTAAGATAAGAATGCCTGACGGGCAAATTAGAACTGTGTCTGGGCCTACCCGTGAGGGTGCCATGTCCTTTGCCAAAACTAACTACAACCCTGCCCGAGTTACTCCAAATTCGCCGCCAGGACCAAACCATAGTGGTACATCTATAAGCCGTGCTCTAAAGCGTGGTGCCCTACAGACTTATTCGGCTATCCCTATAGGTTTAGCAATGTCTGACATGACAAGCATTAACGACGCTAAGAAACGTCAGTCCCCAGGTGGAAATAGCACTTTAGCGTATGAAGAATTGATGAGAACTAGGGTGCCAAAGGAAGCGATGGCAAGCCGTGGGCTAAATTTAAATCCCGACACGCTTGAAGGTCGTAAAAGTATAGACGCCTTACAGATGAATTATGGACTAACAGGCGCGGAGCGAGTTGACTATTTAACCACCTTAGAAAAACGTATTGAAAACGCTAAATCTGTGACCAAAAACCGTGACGCAATTGACGAAACCTTTGACCGTGTAAAGACAAATGCCCAGTACGCTGGTGAGATACAGAACAAAGCTAATGCTATTCCTAGGGGTAACATGGGCGGCGTTTATGGCCAAGAGTTG